ACTCTGACCAGCAGCATGCCTTTGTTTTTGTAACTCAGTGCGGCTGCTATGGCAGATTGTTCGTTGCCATAATGTCCTATTGTAGTCCAAGATTCGTATGGATTGCTTCTTTTGAATTGTGCTTTGTACATAGTTTATTATATAGCTGGAAGGGCATCGTAGTCAAGATTTTCTCCCATGACTCCGATTACATAGTTAGTGCTTTCGCTTTCCTGCAGAGCTGTTTGTTTTTTGCTGGTATCAACGTGTTTGTTAAACCAAGGAATTGGTGTGCTCTTAGGAGCACTTGCCTGATACTTAATACCAATTTCCTTTAATGCTCCAACTGCTGTGAAGTCAACAAAGTCTCGTAGGATATTTGCATTAAGTCCGATAACTGGTCCCATCTTAAACAAGTATGTGGCCCAATCTTTCTCTTCACGGATCACATCCATGTACAATGCGTAGACTTCAGCTTCACACTCTACTTTAGCGGCTGCGAATCGGCTGTCTTCTTTCACTACCTGATTGATCAAATAGGCTGTCCACCCTTTGTGTAACAACTCATCTTGTAGGATCAGTTGGATGATGTTTCCATTGCCCATAAAGATCTTGTTCTCAACCATAGCCAAACTTGTGGCAAATGAAACCATGAAGCGGAATGCTTCTAAGGCATATGATGCGTGTAGTGCCATCCAAATTGCTCGGATATATTCTTTCTCTGGAATATTTTCACCCATTTGTTTACGGCAGTTAACCATATGTAGTGCTTCGTAGTAATTGCCTACACTGCTTGCCATGTCTACAATTTCTTTGGTATCGTGAATGGTGTTGAACACATCCTTGGGCACGTTATAGATGTTACGAATGATATGACTATAACTTTTGCTGTGAATATTAGTTTCAAAGAATGTCCAGTTATAGACTAATGCTTCTAGTTCTGGCAAACTGATAACAGGCATAAAGATTTGACTTGGGCCACGACCTTGCAAACTATCAAGTGCTGTCTGACGTAGTAGGTTTGATGTGAAGATATGTTTCACAGCATCGCTGGCATCTTTGAAGTCGTTTGAATCTTTAGTTAGACTGATCTCTTCTGGTTGCCAAAAGAAACCACGTGCTGTGGCTTCAAAGTCAGCAATCTTTTTATATTTTACTTCTTCAAATCGTTGTATAGTAACTGGACCTGCTGGATCTAAGAACATCTTTCGATTCAAATAGTCTGTTTTTGTGTTTAAGTTGTATTGTGCTTTACTCATTATAGCTTACATGCCTCGCAGTCTTCGTCTTCTTCTATCACTTCACGCTCGTTGTGGAATCCGTTGTAGTGTACTTCTGGTGTTCGTTGTTCTTGTCTACTGCCAGCCTTGTTGATCAAACTGTAGTAGAATGTCTTCAGCCCCCATACATGTGCCTGCATCAAATTCTTGGCAATCAATGTAGTTGGTACCTTGCGGTCCTCAAAGTGTGCAGGATTGTAAAAGGTATTGGTACTAATACTTTGGTCAACATAGGCTGCTAACACTGCCGCAGTTTTTAAATAACCGTCACAGTCTTTCTGTTCCCACATCAGTTGATATTTGTGTTTCAATCTGTTATACTCCGGTACTACCTGTGTGAATGACCCTGCTTTAGATTCCTTAGTGCTGATTAAGCTCATAGGCATTTCGATTCCATTGGTAGAGTTAATAACAACACTACTAGACTCCACAGGTGCAATAGCCATTAGGGTAGCATTTCGCACACCGTGTAGTTTCATTTCTTGTCGGAGTGGTTCCCAGTCGAGCTCTGGAGCGAAGTCGGCGAGTTCGTTGACTCCGGCGGCTCTTCTTTCCCAAGGGAATTCTCCTTGACCATATCTTGTTCGATCGCTGTCTTTGCAACGGCCTCTTTCTTTCGCCAACTCGACCGTGGCTTCTGTAAGGTAAAAGGCTTGATGCTCCATCCAAACTTTAACTTCTGCCAGTGCGTCTTTGTCGCCATATTTTATTCCCCTTCTTGCATGCCAATAAGCAAGGTTAGTTACACCAATACCTAAGGGTTGAATTTCATCGTTGCTGAGTTTACTCTGGATACTCAAGAAATCTTGATAGTCCAAAATATTGCACAAGCTACGCTGTAGTATGCGACACGCACGGCGCATGTCTTCTGGGTTTCGGAACGCACCCCAGTTGATGGATCCCAGTGTGCATAACGCTATGCGTCCCTCCTCGTCGTCTAATCTCTTAAATGAACGGGTTGGCAATAAGATCTCACAGCACAAGTTACTTTGATAAATGGTATGGTACTCAGGATCAAATGGACCTTGATTCATAACGTTATCAATAAACACCAAATAGATGCGACCTGTGTCTGTACGCTCCTTCAAAATGCCCGACTTGAATACTTCTTCAGCGGACATGGTCTTCTTACGTAAGTCTTTACGCTTTTCATACTTAACATACAGTTCTTCAAACCGTTGAATGTTCTTGTAAAATGCTTCATACAAATCAGGAACTTCGTTGGGATCAAAGAATGTTATGTTTTCTTTGTTTTTAAATCTTCTCCAGAAGAAAGCTGACAACACAACTCCGTAGTCCATGTGTCGCACTCGAGTCTCTTCAGTGCCTTGATTGTTTTTCAGCACGATGAGATCATCGAACTGCAGATGCCATATAGGATAAAATACAGTAGCACTGGCATTACGAATACCACCTTGGCTACAACTACGCAGGTCACCAAACCATTTCTTTAGGAATGGTATCATACCTGTGTGTTGGATTTCACCACCTCTGATGGGACTGCCTAGTGAACGTAAACGTCCTATCTCCAAACCAATGCCAGCACGTTTGCTGGCATACTTGGCCATCATTTCTCCCGAAGCAAAGATACTATCAAGATCGTCATCGCTACGTATAAGGACACAGCTACTAAACTGCTTGGTTGGCGTGCCAAGACCAGCAAGAACGGGAGTAGCGAGAGTAAACAAACCATCACTGGCCGCATTATAATATTCCTTAATTAGTTTCATCCTTGCTGTGTTCGGCTCTTCTTTATGGAACACAGTTGCGGCTGCTATCATGTATCGAACTTGCGGTGTTTCGTAGATTTCTTTAGTGGCACGATTCTTTACAAGATATTTTTCAATCAACTGCTCAATGGCTGCATACGAATATTCTTCGTCCTTGGCATGATCAATCATGTCATGCATTCGGTTCCAATCATCTTCGCTGTACCATTCCAACAGTTCAGCAGTATAGAGACCTACTGTCACATTCTTTTTAACTATATCATACAGGTGGGGAGGCTCATATTGTCCATACACATCTTTACGTAGCATACTGAGACGTTGCTTGCCTGCCACATATTGATAATTGGTATTGCCAACGTCTGGATTTGATTCAACGTCAATAAGATCTACTATGGCTCTAAGAGTAAGTCCGTCAATTTCTTCTGTGGTGATACCGTCATAAAAATGAGGTTGGGATTTGATTTCTATCATTGACTGGCTGACGTCTGCAATTCCCTTGCATACTTTGGCTACTTGCGCCTGCCATTTTTCTACTGCCAGTGGTTCTTTGTTGCCGTTTCTTTTAATAACTGTGATGCTCATCATTTATTGTTCTCTGTTTTAGTTCTTGTGGGATATTTATTACAGTCTTGACACAGCATAGATTGTCTTGGTGTCAACCTGTTTGAGGCAGTCTGCACTTACTACTGTGCCGTATTCAAGGTTGAGAACCCGGTCATCGCTGACTACTAACATGTATTGACGTTGTGATTTTTGCTGGCACATAGACATATGTATCTCACATTTGGTATCAATAAACCGCTGTGTTAATTTTATAGTATACAGCATTCCTAATACCAATGCAAGTTCATCTAATCTAAGATCCAGCATGAGATGCCATGGATCGGGCCATTCTGTGGGGATTTGGGGATCTAAGTATGGACTTACAAAAGGTGCGTGGCGCCAAAGTTCAGCTACATCTTCCAGGGGTGTTACACTGGTTTCCAGACTTTCTCTGAACTGTCTCCAAGCTGCTAATCTTTTGGTTCCATACTCATCAAACACCGTAGGCCACATCATACGATATGGACCCATTGATGCCGGTGGCAAGAGGATTTTTATAGGTCAACATCACTGTATCGATTACTGCTGCTGTTGAATCGTCTAAGGCAGTGTTGCTGCTTTTAGCTACGCTGAATTCAAAATTAGTCATTGCATTTCCTCCTGATGATAATATCGTGTTAGGTGAATATGTGAAACTGTCTGTGATAGAAACATCACTGCCGTGCGCAGAAGGACTAAGATCATCACCAATAGCAATAGTCAATGTACCGTATCTGGTATGTTCGCCTAGTTTAAGACAGTAGTTGATCACTGTAAATTTATTCTGTGCAGAGAACGCTGCCAGCGGAGCAAAACTGTCAGACAGTGGCACAAGAGTATAATTCTTATCAACGAATGTGACTCCTGCACTGTTAAAGACTTCTGAGAACGCAGCTGTGCTTGAGATAGTGTTAGCTGCCTGTTGACGATCGCTGGTGCAATCTACTAACACGTTGCCAATCTTTTCGCCGAAGAATACCATATAGTCGTTAGGATTAGCACTGTTACTAACTCCATTACCTACCGATTTGAATTTCGATCGCTGTATTAGTGTACCTCGACCAGCTGTTGATCGAAACGCTTGATTGGCTATCTCCTCAAATTCACAGTCATTGATCTGCCAACGGTTACCTTGAGAAGTAACACCATCGATGTAAATTGCTGTGTCGTTAACAAAGAACTTACAGTTTTGAAATCTCACTGCGGTGTCAAAGGTGTCGCTCTGTAAACATTTGATTGATATACTGTTTTCTTGAAACACACAATCATCAAATATCACGTTGTGTACTCGTGTTCCGATCAAGGTGTTCTGCCAAAATATTGCAGGAGGTGCAGTGGCCAACGTTACTGTATCTCCTAGAGTGTACTCTCCGAGAAACCGCACTGCCTGAAACTTAGATTCTGATAATCCAGACAGTGTTAATGTTCCAGTAGTGCGCTTGATAGTAAAATTACTCCACTGCAGATTGTGAGGACGATTAGTACTATTAAAGTCTGCCAGCTCGAGCCCTTGGCTGGTTATCAATCGAATGTTGTTGTCACCGATGTTTAATATAGCGCCTAACTGTGTTTCGCCACGAAGAATTACTCCATTAGGCACAGCAAGGTCACTGGTGAAAAGATATTCACCATTTGGTATTATTAATTCTTTTTTGTAATTGTTATTGGCGTTTCTAAACAGTTCTGTAAATGCTGTTTCAAACGCAGCCACACAGTCTGTGCTGCCGTCTCCTACCGCACCAAAATCTGCCACACTCACAGTTTCGTCTTCTTTGCTCTGTAGGCTTCTTGGCACGCTCAAAGTAATAGCAGTATCGTCACTGGCGAACTGATAACTTGATGCTAATTCTAATATGTTATCGTGTTCTGTAAGGATTTTGGTGTTGCCCACATACGGTGCACCTTCCAACACACTGCCATTTCCTATGAACAGTTCCTGTGAATCAACCGCCCAGGCAAATTCGGCCGAGCTCAGTTGTGGAACACCACTGTTGGAGTTTTTTTGTCCTCTGCGGACCTGAATTTTTGATATCTGAACAACAGCCATAGTTATGAATTCCCGTTATAGAGTATTTATCTGCCTAGGCTGTAGTACTCCTCTACCTTGCTGAGCCAAGCGTCCTGCCACTTGTTGAAGTCTGCAGGCTCTAGTGTAAACTGCTGATATTCAAAAGCTCGTGAACACATAAAAATAACACCTTTTTTAATGTCTGTGCCGTAGACTTCATTATGTGCTAATATATAGGCCATCAGCTGTAGATAGTAATCTTCTACCCACTCTGCTTTTTTAGGCTTGTTGGTCTGCTTGTAATCCATTACAGCAGGCTCGCCTTCGTGTACACCTACTAGGTCAGTGGTACCCGAGAACAAGCCTGGAAAGTACAAGCTCTGTTCCATTGCCCATATCTCGTTTACTTTGCTTAGACCGTTATCAATAATAACGTCTGCCATTTTGTTAGCCTGTATATGTACAGGATTATTTCCAGGTTGACGTTGCATGCCGCATACAAACCGTTCCAGGTTGCCGTGCATGGCTGTGCCTACGCCAGCGGCTTCTGTGGTAATCTGCTGTGCTTTAGCATGTCCTATTCTGTCTCGCCATTCGTTTAAATGGGTCATGTCTTTGGTAGCCGACAGTATAGTAGTCACGCTGGGAAGGCTTTCGCCGTCGGGTGTTAGGTAAACTCGTTTTCGGGTAACAGGGTCGTTGACCTGTTGACAGGCTTTGTACTGAAACCGCTCTACGAATGGGGGTGGGGTGAAAGTTGTAGTCATCCTGTATATATTACAGGATTTAAATCAAGTTGTCAAGCCTGAGCAGCCAATTGTTGAGGAGCAGCTGATGCCGCCATTTTATCAACAGCGTCTTGGCTGGTCTGACCCTGTTTTACTGGAGTTTGAGTGTCTTTGTCAGTGCCTGGTACATTTAATTCTATACCATCAGCGTTGAAGTTTTTAACCAAACTCTGTACAATTGGATTGGAATCATAGATGCTTTTGAAAGTTTCGTAGTCAGCACCCATTTCAAATCCGCTGCGATCTGCGATCTGTTGTAGGCTCTTCCAATTCAATTTGGCAGCTTGTTTTTTAGAGGACGATCTGCCTACAAAGTTTTTGAGTATGATCACAAACTTGTCAAGGTCTACGTCTGCATCTGCGAATTCAAAGAATCTCATTTTATTTGCGCCAATTGTTGTTGTAGTTGTTGCAATTCCTGTTGCTTGGCTTTGATCTGATCCTGCACTTCTTTTTTTGCAGCGGCTACCTGTTGTGCTTGAGCAGCAGGATCTTCAGCTCCACCCATCCCACCTGCTTGAGCAGCCTGACCTAACGCCTTGGCTCCTTGTGATGCGACATTGCCTACAACTTTTGCACCTTGTGATGCGACATTGCCCACAGCCTTGGCCCCCTGCGACACTGCACTGCCAACTCCTTTCGCAAGAGCGGCGCCACCTTTCATGGCGGCACTACCTAAGGCAGCTGCTCCTCGAGCTACACCGCCCGCGACTGCGCCCAGCACAGGTAGAATTTCGTCTAACTGCTGCTGTTCTTTAGCAGAAGTGATTTCACTGAGTCGCATTAGCCTGCCAACACTTTCATTAAGCTGCTGCTACGGTTGATGCTTTCACGTTGCTCACGACCTGCATCACCTAGTCCGCCTGCTGCAGGTTCTGCTGCGGCAAACTCGTCTTCTCCACCCATGTCGCCCATTTCGTCACCCATGTTCATGGCATCTGGTTCTGCTGGACCCATTTCATCTCCACCTGCTGCTGGTTCACCACCTAACATTTCTGCACCTTGCTCTTCACCGGTGAGCATTCTCACGCCTGTGCTGAGTGTTTCGCGAGTGGTCTTTAAATTCTCTAAGGCTGCTTGTATAGCTGGAGCCACTGAACTGATAAAAGTCTTCGCCTGTTCAGCACTCATTTCGTCACGGATACTATCGCCCAATTGCAGTAGTGTGTCGTTCTCCATGCCTGAAAGTTCTTCAATCCAACGGCTGACTCTGTCAACCATAGTCTTTGCTGTAACGATAGCGGAAGCCTGTTGTACTTCGCCTTCTTGTAGTCTTGTCATATTATCTCCTGTGTTGACTGATTCGTTTTTGTCTTTATTGTGTTGCTTCCACGCAGTTGCGTAGGCAATGCCTTTTTCTTTGTCTGATAGTTTACCATCATCAGCATATCCTTTCTTGATATGTTTGACCATGCGCTCACCTTTAGCTGTTGGTGGTGCGCTTTCTTGTTCAATACTTTCAGTTGGATTTTCGCCAGTAATAGAAACAGTCCATTTCTTACCTGTAGATTCCGACTTTTTAGCAGCCCAGGCTTTTAGTTGTTGATAATGTTGTTTTTCTCTGTCATCATCGGCGTACTGGCCGCGGCCTTTGAATACTTTCCATTGCTTGCCGTTGATAGAAACAGCAAAGTTGTTTGGTGGTTCTGTGTTACCCTCATCCCAATCTTCTGGATCTCTAACACGTTCCATTTCTACACTTTCGTAATCTTCGTCTGAACCAAAGCCTGCTGAGGCCAGTGCATACCCGTCATCAGTTTCGCCACCTTCGTCATCATCTGATCCACCGACCATATCTTTAAATTCATCTTCGAGACTTTCGATATATCTATCCATGTCACGTAGTTCGCCGCCATCTTGATCAGCGTATGCATACCATACTACTTCAACAGCAGATTCAACATCGCCTTGGTTTAATGCAGTTAGAATTTTGTCAAAGTCCGGGTCACCGTATCCGCCGATTTCGTTCATGTCTTCGTCGAATCGCTTAAGGATATCCATGAGTTCTTGTTTGTCAATATCTGCGCCTTCTTGCACAGTAGTATCTACAATGTGCTCTTGTCGATCCATCAGTTCTGCAACAATAGCATCATGCATGAACTGCGCCTTTGTTAGTGCTTCGTTTTCAATAGTTTCATTGAATCCGCTCTGCGTCCGTGCTGTATGAATCTGTGTACGCAGCTTGTTACGAGCATCTTCCAGCTTAGGCGTATCGAAACTGTCAAGATCCAGCTGTGTGCCAAACATCTTAGACAGGGATTCGTTCAGTCTCTGTGCAGATCTATTTCGTGTAAAAAGGTCAGTTGTTTTCATATTTAGAAGTCCAGATTGGTAGTGTATTTATTCAAACTGCAACAAACGTTCTGCTTGCTTTTTGGCCGAAACTGTGCGATCTCTGCTCTCACTGTATCTAGCCCACAGCATGTCTGCTCGGTCATAGTCCTGGTTATGAAGAGCTTTTTGATGCTGCGCTCTCAGCATTTGACTGTCCACGAACCATTTGCCGTATTCCTGATCAGCTCGCCACAGCGTTTCCACGGCGACGCTGGTGTGCCTAAGAGCTAATATATTCGCCATCCTAATAGCAATACTGTTGAGATGTATCTCCGAGTAGAGCAGCTGTTGATTTCTATGCAGAAACTTGAGATTCAGTTGGTTAGTGATCAGTATATCGCCTACTAGAATACCTTCCGGAGTTTTAACAGGAATGATATTTTTAGATAATTCTTTGCGAACTATCTGTTCTAGTCTACGGCTGATTTGTGTCATAAAAAAAGGACCATCGGTCCTTTATTTAACTGCGTATACTTTAGTGGAATATTTTTACTAACGCTTCGAAATGTCCTGACACAAATCCTAGAACTGCGATACCGCCTAGAATAAGATACATCCACTTCTGTTTAAAATGTTGCAGTTCTGAGATTTTAGCATCTAGTTCTGTGTGAGTGCTTTTGATAGATTTAGCCAGCTCTGCATGCTGTGTACATGAAGCATCGTACATATGATCTAGTCTAGAATTTATGCCGGCTCCCAGCTGATTAACATCGACTTTGATTTCGTCAATCTTTTCATCTAAGTTTACTACTTTTGTTTCAACTATACCGAGTCGTTCTGCTGTTGTGGCCATTCAGGCTCTCCAATGTTATAAGTCAAGTGCTCGCTCCGAGCCATGTGCCTAATGTATGATTGAATGCCTAATGGTGCCTTTGAACTAATATTTATACTGATTGTATGATAATACGATCTGCCTAAATCATCGTTACCCAAGTATTTATCGTGTCACCTTGTGTTTGGAAGGCGGCTGGATCAATGTCTGTGCTGTTGTCTAATCCTGTGATTATCGGAACATGATTAAGGTCATGTGCCAGGAGATAAACTGGATCTCCGTCCTGTAGAAAAACCTGATCACGTTCGCAATCAAATTCCCAGATCCAATGTGTGGCCTTGCCTGAGGCAGGGCCGGGTAGTCTACCTGTGTGTTTCACAGGATCTCTTTGCCATTCCACATTTGATCGCATGCCGATGGCCTGTACTAGGCTGTTGAAGTTGGCCTGTTGAGCCAGTATATATTGATCTGTTTCGGATCTCGTGGGATTGGTTCGAGTTATATCTACAAGTGTGACGATTTGATAGCGTGCCATAATATGTGTATTTAACTCGTAGAATTTCAGTCAACAAAAAAGCGCCTTTCGGCGCTTTCCTGCTTCCCATCCCTAGGAATTAACGAACGTATGAAGCTTGTGTAAAGATTGCTTCGATTGTTGTAGCTGCACCAGTAACACCATGTGCGTCAGAAGCGTCAGCTGTGTATGTGCCTGTACCTTGTGCTCTTAGGAACACAACGTCAGTTGTTCCGCTGACAAACTCTGTACCATCTGCTGTACCAACTGCTGCTACGGTGAAAGCATCTGCACCCGAGCCACCTGTGCTAGAAATTGCAGAGATAATGGTGTTTAGTTCTGTATTAGTGATATTGGTTTTTGCAACTTTAATGATAAGCTCGCGACCTACGTCAGCTTGGTTGATTACGTGCTTTAGTGAGTTTGCACCAAATGTTACATATGTTACGCCATCGTTTGCTACGATTTCATTTCTTGTTCTTACGTCTGCCATGATAAATTCTCCTTGATCAATGACCTCGCTCAGAGGCCGGCAATATTAGAAATCACCTGATTTCTATGCAAGTATTTATATTGGATTGGAAAAATCAGCTGAATTAGCAGTTAATCTGAGCGGAATGGAGTCCAGCGATCACGCGGAACCAACTTGCTTCCGCCGGCTACATAGCCTTCACCACCGGGCTTGCCGCCTGTGTGTGCAGATATATCACCCTTGGCAGCATCTAGTTCTGCGATGACTTCATTTTTAGCTGCCATGATTTCTCGTACCAACTCAAACAGAGTGTCGATGACTCCTGGGTGGGCTTGATTGTGTGCTGCAATCTTCTGTGCTTTAGCAGGTGTCTTTTGTAGAAACTGCATGAAAGCTTCTGAGCTGAGATTATCCAACTGCTTGGCCTTGCTTTGAGTGTTCACAAATGTATACAGCTCGCTCTGTAGATAGCCCATGCCTGCCACCGGTGCTAGAAACTTGTTGATGGCCTGTTGATTTTTAGCCAGAGATTCTATGCGTCCTAGGTTGTCTGCGTTGACTGCTGGTTGATGGCTGACATAAGTCAAACCAAAAACTACTAGGGCCGGATTGGCATTTAATATTTCTATGTTGTCTATGTCTTCACCGGTCTTGTCGCCGAAGTAATCTAGATGTTTGTGTGCTGCCACAGCAATTTTAGATTTACCCAACCGAACACCTATGCTGCTGACTGCATTAACTTCATAGGTGGTTTGGTTAGGAGTAAATGTTATCTTGCCATTGCCACTTTCATAGGGCTTACCTGGGTGAAACAACATATCACCGTAGACGTATCCGCGGAAGTCTTTGGGAGTGCCTGCTTCGAACACAGGCCACAGTGCTGCCATGTCTGAAGCAAACTTTTCACGCCAGTCTTCACCTTTGCCACGGCTCATGATAAACGATTTTAATTCTTCAGGACTAGATGATTTGCCTTCTTCACGTCCCCAGTTGTTCTTGCCCACCATGCGGAAAGTGCCATCATCATCACGTCCCCAGTATATGGTAGGGTTGCCGTCCCACTTGATAGATATCTTGCTTTCTGGTTTGGCTAGATCTTTGAGTATCTGGATGGCACGTTGAGCACCGTTGGTTTCTGTGAACACAAGATCTTCAAGGTGGTTGAACTCTCTGCCAACTTTCTTAGCAGGAGGAGCTTCATCTTCTAATAGTAGTTCCCAGAATCTCATTTTACTATTTCTATGAGCTGACGCATCCAACCTATACTTCCTGGTTGGTAGCTTTCTATTTGATTGGCCTTAGGCAATTCAATTCCTTGTTTGCCTAGGGTTTCACGGGCACCTGCGACTAATTCTTCATAATTAGGCAGCTTTTTAATATATGTAAGAATGGCATCTACTGAACGAATGTCTTTGACTGTAGCAGTCTGACCTAACAGTTCTTTGGCAATCTGATTCCAGTCATTGCCGTTGGGCAGCAGTTCATCTGTTTGTGGATTTAACAACCCGTGCTTGGGACTGTACTTCATGTTCTTGGCTCTGGCTATAGAACTCAGTATGATGTGACGGTGTTCACCACGATACTCTCCTCCGCCGCTGATCATGCTTCCCTGTTGGAACTTGGGATTGGCACTAAACATAAAGTCTGCTTGTACAAATCCATTGGCGCTGTCACCGTTGATGGGCACCTTCCAATGCACATTGTCGCCGCTTAATTTGATATTCTCTTTGCCAAACTGTGATATCAGTTTATCGGCAAAGGTTCTTTTGTCTACTTCATTGGCATCCACGCTGAGGTCTAGGTCGCCCGAACTATTGCGCTCAAACGTGCCGTCCGGATCTTCTTTACGTCCAGTGGTGCCTAACCATTTCACTGGTTTTTTATCGTCTAGATCTTTCTCTTTGGTAAAGTCTAGGCCAGTGATCTTTTCAATGTAGTCCACTGTGCTTTCTACATCTGCTGTGGCGATGCGCTGTGTCAAGGGCTGCTTGTCTGCACCTTTGAATACATTTCCACCTTCTAGTAGTTTACTCTGATTCATTTAACGGTCTCTTGGTTCTTTTAGATTCGGCGATCTTGCGTATGCCGCGAGTGAATTTAGCAGGATCCTGTCCACGTATGGCATTTAACAATCTACGCTCTAGCTCATCTGCTTGTTCTGCTGTGTAGTGTTTTTTCAACGTTTCCAGCAGATTAATAGCTGAATTAATGATGTTAGTGGCACGACTCTCAAACAGTTCATCCTTGTTACGGATTTCTGCCAGTTCATTTAATTCCTGCAGGATTGATCTTGTTTTTAGTTTCATATGCCTTTCCCAGTGTAGTATTTACCCTCTG